CTTGCATAAAAGATTCACCATCAAATTTACCATCATCATCTTTCTTGATGTTCTTGTTACCCTTGAAAGTATCTGTATCATAGTATGCTTCTAGGTCTGTTGGCTTTACAATGTTCCAAAAAGCAAATACAGGATTGTCATAGACTTGCTCATCATTAGTCCAAACAATCTCACCTTTCTCAAATTTGTGTTCAGGGAAATGTTTTACGAATGGCTGATTAAGTTGTGCAACCATCTTATCTAATTCTGATTTCTCACCTGATACAACAAGTGAATTAAATACCCAGTTTGGCATTTGTACTTCTTTCTAGTAGGTTATGATTTCATCATACCACAGGGGTCTGACATTTTCAGGGTCATTCAGGGGAACTTCTTAAACTTCTTAAATAAGCTTTAGAAAGGGGGGCGCGGGCTTTGTGTGCCAGGATTTAGATCTCTATCATTCAATCACCAACAACCTGGCGGTATTGGCTACCTTTTAATTAATTGAGTTATCTTACCAAGAGGCTTGATACTCAAAATAGTCGAACTTACTTTCAAGGCATCTATTAATAATGCCTACAGTATCATTCAAATCTCCAAAGTAATATTCATCATAGTTAGTAGAACCAAAAAAGAATCCACTACCTGTTGGTAAAATGTATGGTGCATTTTCTGGTACTGCAATAGCCTCAATACACAATTCTTTCAACTGTTCTAGATTTTCTCTACGAACTGTGATTGGCTGACATTCATCAACACCATCTGCTAAGTTATTTACAAACCAATGATGAATCATATTTGACTTACGCCAGTAACCCATTGGTACATCAACAGTAATACCAGCGAAGCCACTCTTGTCAATTACATCTTCTAATTCAAGACGATTAACTATTTCATTAAACACAGGATTAATTGTGTCTTCATCTGTTTGACGGTTAAAGTTGTGACGGTACACATACTCACTTGCACGAAGGTACATATCTAAGCCCATTGTGGACTCCGTTCTTTTGTAGGTAGGTTTATCTTAGCAGAGAGGTCTGACAGTTTGAGGGTGGGGCGAAAACAGTGAATAAACGCCCCACCCAAACCTGTATTAACTACTTAGCAGTAGTCCAACGGTCTTGACCATTTACATCAAGACGGATACGCATAGTACCATTAGCGTTCTTTACAACTTCCTGAACGATACCAGTTACTTTGCTCTTTGCTGTTACGAACTGTGAGCCAACAGTTGGGGCGATTGTCTTTGCCATTTGCTTCTCTTTTCTTTGGGGGAATTGTTTCCCGTTGTTGTTATAGTAATACTATACCAGAAAGGTCTGACAAAATCAAATCCATTCAGGTAATTCAGGGGTGATTTAGATCACATCTTAAAGACTTGACAAATGCCAGGTCTTGGGGCGCGGGCTTTGCAGCTCCTACATCCCTTCCCTTAGTTCGAGGTATTCAAGATAAACATCTATAGATGCCATCTTACCCATTAGTTTATCTAACTTAGCATACACTTCATCTTCTGTTAATTCTGGTTTCTTATTAAATAATTTCATAGCCATTCCGCCAAATCTCCATCTGCTATTTCTGAATAGTCCATACCTTGCGATTCTGCAATTGCTTCCCACAATTGTTCTTCTGTGTAGTTTCCATCTGGATACCACTCTGTTAAAATACCATACAAATCTTTCATCTTAGACATTATGCCATTACCTCTCCATAGAATGGAATTGTTTCTTGAGTGTCACAATCTGTGACTATGTTGTTTACTAAATCTAATACAACTGTCTTATCAAAATTGTTGCCAATTTCTGAACGGTTAATTGCAAAGATTCCAAATCCAGTTTCTCTCATTAGGTCATCTTTAATTAAGTGTGAGATAACCATACGGGTAAAGTACGAATAGTCCCCACGCCTTATCTGTGCGTGAAAAATTGCACCTGCTAAATCATCTTGCCAAGAATCTTCACCCCAATGGGAATAAAGATTAACTAGACTATCTGTTCCGTCATCAAATACGAAATTAATTCTTGCACCCATTTTAGTAACCTGCTTCCTTTAACATTTTTTCAATGGCTTGTAATTCTTCGGTAGACAATTTTTCAATTGCCTTTTCATCTATAACACCCTCAAATAAGTTTATTAGTAACTCACTCATTTTATTCCTCTTCCCAACTAGCAAAGTTATTCATAGTGCAAAAACAATCGTTACACATACCAGAAATGAAACGCTCACGAATACCTGCATCATAGTCTTTTAATACATCTTGAGCATAGCCACCTTGATTATAGGCAAATAATTGTTCTGATGAGATTGAAACTGTTTTGGTTGTGCCACAATCAGGGCAGGGTAGAGATGTAACGACATAACGCTCGTTCATCACTTTCATTGGATTAGTCAAAGTGAACATAGTGTCCCTTTCGTTTGTAGGTATGATTTCATCATAGCATAGGGGTCTGACATTTTCTCAGGGGGTCCAGGCTATTTTCTTAAAAGTCTTAAAAAAGTTATCCACAGGGGGGCGCGGCTCTTTCGAGCTGCCCCTATTTTCCGTCAACCCACCTTGCAGAATCCAAAAACTCGTTATCCATTTTTTTATAACCAAGCCCATCAACAAAACCAATGACAGGCAATACAAGAAGTGCGATTACAAATAGTGCAAAGATAAATTTCATTAGTCAAACAATTCCTTTTTGTGTTTTGGTTTACGTCTGTATGCTTTTTTATTTTTATGAGGTTGGGCTGCGTTGCTCCTACGCAACTCTAGCCTTGCTCTCAATTGTTCAGGGGTTGCAATAAATTTCATTACATCTCCTCGTCCTCAAAATTATAATAGTCAGGCTCAGATACCCAAGCATCTAAACGATGCCCCTCAACAATTGCTGAGGCAGGTGCAAAGTTGCTACCACGCCATAGTACACCTTCTGGCAATTGTATTTCTGCAAAGTAGTCTTCATTCCAAACTGCATTAATAGCATCAACGCAAGGCTGTACCATTGACGATGGTACTGGAGGATAGCAATTGTATTGCAAGTGTACGCTAATTTGATTTTCTATTGACATGTCTAGATCTGCCAATTCAGTTGCAAAATTTAGTCCCATTTTATTTCTCATTTCTTGTAGGTAGGTTATTTATTCTATCAGATAGGTCTGACAATTTACTCATCGTCAAATTCAAATTCTTGTTCAGATTCATTATCGCAAAGAATACAAAGTTTAATTTCCCAAGGGGTTAATTTATCATTGCAAGATTCGCATCTTAGTTTGGTTACATTCTCAATGGCTAATTCAGTCATTAGATTGCCTCCTCAAAGTCAGGGGATTCAAAAGTGTATCCATACACTCTTTCAAATTCATCAACAGTCATTTTACCCTTATAGGTATCACAACACACAACCTGCTCAGCAAACATTTCTTGCTCACAGAAACAACAAATAAATTCTGTCATTTTATTTCCTCTCTTTATAAGATAAACCTATCACAAGGGTCTGACAATTTCTGCCAAATTAGATAACAAAATGATAACAAAACATTCAGGGCGATTATGCACAAGTTCTTAACAGCCTGTGGATAACGGGGGCGCGGCTCTTTTTTAGCTGAGCCTGGTGTGCTAGGCTGCACTCCCCCTATACACAATCCATACCAACGCTTGAATGGTGCGAGGTGTCATTGCAGTTTCCATTGCAATTTTTTCAATCGCATTAGATAATTGTGTGTAGTCTGTTTTGTTAGGGCTGTCTTTTGTTAGACCTGCTGACCGCATCATCCAAATGTCAATCGTGATTGCATTTTCATCACCTGCAATGTTGCGAGCAAATGAATTTGTTTTCTTTCCATTAAGTGCATCGAAACCAATTTCTAAAGCACGTTGAGCCATTTTAAGATTGTTAGGTAGGCAACGCATGGTGTCATCGCCATGAGCGAATCTAAGTGCCTGACGAACGTTAGTTGACCAACGCTGACGAGGTGAGAACGCTGACACAATACTAGCCGCTTGTTCAAGCGATACATCCATGCCTCGTGTCTTGTAAATGTCTACAATCTCATGAGCAACGGCTTCTGCATCTGCATACCATTGAGTTGCTTGTTCAATCTGTGATGCCTTAGCACTCTTAACAATTTGGCGGTAGGTATTTTCATAGTCCATGTCGTTCTCATTTCTTAGTAGGTATCTATGATACTAGCACAAGGGTGTGACAAAAATAGGTTTATTAGACATTATTTTTATAAAATTTTCAGGGCAATTTCAGGGTATTTCTTAACTATCGTAACAAAGGTTATCCACAGGGGCGCGGGCTTTTCGAACAAGCGTTCGATCAGCTCTGCTTTTAGTGTTCGCCTCTCAACACAAATGCAAATGAGTGAGAGCCTAAGTCAAAAATCAGGGAAGTATTTTTGCTACCTAGTTTTTTATTGTAGTAGTTAGAGAAACTAATTCCAAGAATAAAAGTTCCATCAATTTTATTGTGAACGAATTTCATTATTTAATTACCGCATTTCTGAATCGTGTTAAATCAAAGTTAGAGTTATCTCTTTTGAAAAATGTTTGAAAGTCTGAGAGCAAATCCTCAAACACTTGTGTATCAATGTCTAAGTGGTAAGAGTTTAGAATTTCTGCTACTGCTACATAGTCTTTGCGTGTCATCATTATTTCATCACCCCTAAGTTCTTTAGTTCTAGTTCTGTGTATGCTTCAACCAAAGCGTGTTGCAATTCTGCAATGTACTTATCCTTGTTCATCATCTGTTGAACGTATGCAAACAGTAAGCCGAAACTACTACCTGCGATTAGTGCGATTAAGATTAGTTCAGTCATTGTGACTTCCTTTCGTTTGTTTGTTAGTTTTATCTTACACTAGAGGTCTGACAGTTTTACCTGTAGACACGCCTAGTCAGTAGATTTATTTGAGAGTTTAGGTATTCAATCATTCCCTTATTCTCTGGGTCGTGCTTCATTAGTAGTTCTAGTGTGTCAATAGTATCTATCAACAGTCTTAGATTCTTTATTTTAGTGTAAGCCATTTTGGTTACCTTCCGTTTTTATCTTATGCCTTTAGCATACACTAGGAGTCTGACATTTTTGGTATTTCAGGGCGTGTCTAAGATGAACAGTAGGTAAACAATAATTAACAAGTTATCCACAGGATTCCAGGGCATTTCTTAACAATCGTAACAAAAGTTATCCACAGGGGCGCGGGCAAAATTCATTAGATGTCAAGCCGAAACCTTGTGAGATACATCACATAGAAACTGTCTCAAATAGTGAGATTCAGGTAGAAATTGTCAGTCAGGTATGCTAAGTTATTACTATAAAGAAAATTAAATAGTGGTTAAAAGGGATTAGGACTTAGAAATAAGTTTAGACCGCAAGTCTAAATGTGATTGAAAGTCCAAGTCAAATAGTATCTACGCTGACAGAGGTCAGTATTTACTATCTCAGTTTCACGCTAGTGTCCTAGTCCCCTTTAACCATTATTAAATCGCTTAGTGTGAGCCTAGCAAATAAGCAACAAAAGTTGATGAGCCTAGCAAATAAAACTAAGCATAACGAAAGGATTCATTATGAATGAATTACTAATTGAAGACATCACAGATGAAGAATGTTTTGACTGTGGAGATAAGCTAACATCGTGGGAATTTATTTTCTGTGTTATGTGTGATGGAATGGAACAATACGAAATCTAAAAAAGTCCAGGGGATTTTAAAATTATCGTAACGACACGCCCGACAGCGTGGGCGCGGCTTATTCGAACAGATGTTCTATGAGGTAGATCACAAAAATACTTTGCGAAACGCCGTGTTTCAAGTTGCTTTTTGTCAGGGGTGGGGTGTAGTCTAAAGACATAAGAAAGGTTGAGAGTGAGCCTCTAGAGATAGAGCAAATAAATCTCAACACTAACAAAGGAAACAAAATGTTTTTATTCCACCTAAGAGATGTTCTACTATTCGTTGGTATCTTCTCACTACCTGCACTACTACTAGAATTACAATTACTAGTTATCGGACTAAACGGTATGAGTCCAACGGTTATGATAGTAACCGCCGTTATTGGTTTAGTATCTGCAATAGGTGCAGTAGTTATCGAAATGATTGAGGGGTAATAACAATGAATGAATTAGCATTTGAAAATATTACTAAAGTAAAATGTCTAACTTGCGGTGATAAATTAACGGCTTGGGAAGATACATACTGCATACTATGCGATAGTGACAAAGAATATGAAAATTTCTTTGAAGAAGATTTTTAGAATCTAAAATAAAATGGGCTCACTAATAAAAGGTGAGCTTTTTTTATAAATCATGCATCATACACATTAACAAAATATTCAGATTTTCTTCAAAATGGGATCTAGCTGCAAATATAAAAATTTTCAGAAAATGGGGGTATTGAATATATATCTCATTATGTGAGACAATATGTTACAATTAGATAACGAATAATTTAATATTTCAATGTTTGGTGGCACTCAATTTGACAAGTATTAAAAACGCAATTACACTATGAGTGCAGCGAATCAAAAAAGTTTTAGAAAAGTTGGGGGCAGGGGGATGAAAATTATTAAAAAACAAAGAGAGAAGCAAATGAATAATCAAGATTATATAAGATACATCTTCTGGATTGTATTAGCAGTAATTGTTGTATCTACACTCTCTGGTAGCTAAATTTTTATTTTTGAAGGGATAAAAATGTTTAATGCAAAAACAATAGATAATTTTATATCTATAGAAGAATCTAATAAAATTTTAGAATTTGTAAAAGGCATAGAACCATGGGAACAAGGTGGATCAGAGTTCTGGAGTAATAGAAGCTTAAATGCTATTAATATCTATAATGATTATGACAAAGAAATTGGGGAAATGTTATATGATATTCGTCAAAGAGTGGCAAATGCAATAAAAGACTCATATAACCTATCAGAGATATATCCAGACCTATTTCAAGTCATTCGTTGGTTTCCTGGTCAAGAACAAACTCCACATTGTGACGATATGACAGATGCTCATGAAGATAATAAAGAATCATTAGAATGGTTTAATCATAGAGAGTATGGAGCTATTATATATTTAAATGATAATTACTCTGGTGGACATACATATTATCCAAATCATAATTTTGACATTGCCCCTGCCGTTGGAAAACTTGCAATACACCCAGGAGACCCAGAGCACCTTCATGGCGTATCTAAAATAGAAGATGGTGTTAGATATACCCTTGCCTCGTTCTGGACTCAGGATGAGAAATACTTTGATGGATGGGTTCTTTAATTGAATTATATCAATGATCCTGGTTTTGAGGTTCCTAAAGATAAGATCTTAATCATTCCCTTTTCTGGTAGAGATGAACAACA